CAAAGTTTGCTGTAACATTTGGAGCAGATGCGCCGTTGCCCCCAATTGCTCCTCCATTTGCAGTTCCACCGCTAAACCAAGATCCAAGACAAGTTCCTCCCGTGCTCCCTGTAAATCCAACCGTTGCAGCAGCAGGGAGCCCTCCTCCTGCGCCTCCTCCTGCGCCTGAAATATTTACATTTGATCCACCAGTAAGTGTTCCTGCCCCTGCGCCGCCCGCTGATCCGTTGGCGCCCTGAAACATGGCGCGGGCACTTGAACCTGCCCCTGCCGGACCACTTGCATTAGTAGCGGCTCCAGCGCCTCCTCCTCCCGTCACTTGTATCCACGTTCCAAACGAAGAGTTGCCTCCAGTAACCCCGATGTTTCCGTTTGTGCTATTAGCAGTTACAGAAGCACCGCCGGTCCCTCCAATGCCAACAGTTACGGTTTCTGTTGCGCCAAGCAGAGCGGCAGAGATATTCCGCATAGAATACGATCCTCCACCACCTCCGCCACCACCAGATGCTTGAGTTCCAACGCCAGCCTTGCGCCCAGATCCACCGCCGCCGCCAGCAGATATCACCACCACATCCACAGCAACCGCTCCAGCGGGCTTGGTCCAGGTCCCGCTTGAAGTAAATGTCTGAACAACCGTTGCCGCTGGCACACCCAAAGCGGTTTTTGCAGCAGCGTTGTTGGCTGCCTGCATGAAAGAGTCAATGTCTGCTGAAACCGTGAGATTTGGCATGGCTAGGGTCGGATGTAGATTGAGGTGCCGTCAGGGCGTCTAAACTGAGATGTCCCGTCGGGACGCAGGTAAGTGAATGTAACGACAGGAGGCACTCCACCAGCCGTTGCAGGAGTCTTGGACCGGCGCCGTGACAGGAAACGGATCATTACAGCCCGATGCCTTGAATGATGTGCAGCGACCCAGGACCAGCAGGAGAGATGAACGAGACAGTGTCATCGTCCTGATCCTTGCCGATTGAGACCTGTGATCCCACAAGGACGGGATAGCCGGCAGTTGTCGCAGGCGTGCCACTTTGAGCAGTGCCTACGCGGACATAAACCACAGTGGAGCCCAGGTTGGTGAACACAACAGACTCAGAAGTGAGCCCCAGCGTGACAGAAGCTGAAGTGACATTCGGCGTGACAGTGACGCCGAGATTGTACGCAGGTTGAAAAGCGAGTCCCATAAATTCAACAGTTAGCCAACACGATACCAGTTCTTGAGGATCGGCTCAAACTTCATCAGAAAGAAGTCGTTTGCAGCCAGTGAAGAAGGTGCGCCAATCACGTTCGCGCCATTACCCAGCACAGTCAGCGTGCCAACAGACTGAGTGCAGTTGACCAGCACTTCCTGTCCTTCCTTGGCGTTGATGACTGCCGGCATCGTGATCGAGCCAGTAGCAAAGCCTGCTGTGGGCGTGATAATCAGCCACGCACTGGCGCTTTCAGTCGCTACAGCAACACTCCAGCCAGTCGCGGATGGAGCAAAGTACTGCAGAGTCTTGTCGCCAAGAAGAGCTTCACCATTACCAAACTCTTCAGTGGTATTGATGATGTAATCGTAAACGGACTGAGCCAGCACTCGATAGTCCTGTCCATTGACGTTAACGGCAAAGTTTGTCGAACTTGTTACCGTGTCGATTAGAGAAAGTCGTTCAATGGACATACTAAGAGTTCCTAAAGAGGATTTGACCGTTTGGCTGCACCTGTACTGGGTCCAGATTCGGCACGTCTACAAATACACGCTCAGTGCGCTTGTATCCAGCCCCAAGTGGCAAGGTTTTGTCGTACTGCAACTGAATCGGAGCCGCTGCTTGAATTAAAAGCTGGTCGTAGGTCAGCTTTGCATTGGCCTTGGTATCAGGTGATACCACCTTGCCGTAAGCAGGCGCCAGACGGACAGCCAGATTGAGCACCAAAGCCTCGTTGGCCTGCATGGGCGTATCAACTTGCTGGTCGATATTGCTGTCCCCTGGGCTGGCCGGCAGCGGATACCCGATACGGATATTCTTGAGATACCAAGAAGATACCATCAGATCGAGGCGCCTCAGTGCGCTATCCAGTTGATCTGCGGTCAGATCAAAGACATATGAGGCCAGTCCGATTTCCTCGAACGCCTGCTCAATGATCTGTTTCTTGGTGTATCCCATACTACTTCAAAGCCTCTTCGATCAGTTGCGAGATCTTCTTATCAGAAAACCTGCCATCAAACTTAATCCCAAGTTCAGTAGCTTTTTGCTCAATCTCTTGACGAGTAGGGGGTGCAGTATCATCTGTTTCTGTGGTCGCTACAACTGGCGCTTCCTTCTTGGGTTCAATCGCTTCTGAAAGAGACGAAAACCAGCCATCTTTAATCTTGGCTTCCAGTTCTTCAGCGTTGTTGACTCCTGCAAAATCGTATGTTCCATGCGGGCGGACATGTTTCCCGGGAACCTTATAAACCATCGTGGGGTATTCCATTTACAGATTCAATACACAAAAGGGAGGGCGGAGTCAACCACCCTCCCCTGTGTGATTAAGGACTAAGCCTTAGGGCTGACCAAACAGGATGATCCCGGTCATTTCGGGCTGCTTGTTGACCACACCGAAGATCGTATCCAAACGATAACGAGTCTTCATCGTGTTGATGTCGTATTGCTTCTGCATGACCAGTTCAATGCCCTGGTCAGTGGAAGCACGCATCACGTTCGCGCCGGCATCCGTAGGCACTGCGTAGCGACCCGGAAGGATCTCAATCGCGTCCTTCTGCCAGAAGCAGTTAATCGGAGCGGCAGCAGTGTTGAGCCACACGATGGCGCTGTTAGCGGCCTTCACGTTAACAACACAGTTCTGGTACTCAGCCGAAGCTGGGGACGCGACCTGGTTGGAAACGATGCCGGGGCTAATCACCATCTGCGTGCCATTGGTGATGCTGATGACCCGGAAGGTCTTCAACTGGCCAGTGTCCTGCTTGGTGATGTGATGCACAGCGTTTACGCCAGCGATGGTGAAACAGTCGCCGGGCTGGACGTAGGTCGTCTGCGACACGGTCACCGTCTGGTAACGGTTGTCGACGTTCAGACGCTCTGCCGTGGTGGGCGAGCTGGTCACCGCCTTGGGCACCTGATAGTTGTTCGCGGAGTCGCGGGTGTCGATGGTGATCGCACCACCGGAAGCCACGCCAATGCGGTTTGCGTAGTCGAGCTTGAAGGTGTCGAAGCTCGCGACCTGGCCAATGTAGGCGCGGTCATAAGCGGTCAACGTCTTGCCAGACAGCGTCTGCCGGCCAGCGAGGTTGTTCGCCATGCCGTTGTAGTCGCGGGTGGACAGAGCGAGGTAACGCGAATCGAAGTTCACGCCCTGCTCATTGAAGATGGCTTCGCACTGAGCGACATCATCAAACCCGGTAGCAGCGGAGAGACGCTTCACAACGAGCGTGCCCTGCGAAGCAGCCACGTTCATAACAGCCACGTTGATGTCAGAAGCGAGCTTCTGCTTGGCCGAGTCACCGAGGCGCTGTTCCTGAAGTGCGTCACGCAGTTCAGTCGCAGTCATAATCCAGGGGACAGACTGGTTGAACCCGATCGTCGCGGGGACGGAGAGCTGGGTGTAGTCGAAGAAGTTCGACGTCATATCAGTGCCCGGGTAGGAGCGGCTGATATAAGGCTGCGGACGCCAGATCGTGTTGTTGGTGCGTTCCATCATCGTCTGGTCGGTTGTGTAGATCGAGACGTTGCGGGACAGGACGAGTGCGTCTTGGAAACCTTCAAGAAGGTTCTCGAACGCTACCCTTTCTTCTTTGCTGAATGCATTAGCCATATACTAGGATTGGTTTTTTAACCGACGTTTGAAAGCGATTACTTTCGTCATGTCGCCGGTGCGTGCCGCTTCTTCACGCAGCCGTTCCAACTGTGCGTTGGACGAATCAAGACTACCGTTTCCGTTAATCTTTTTTTCAGGAGGAGGAGCTTGTTTGCGAGAGGTCACAGTCAGTTGGGTTTCTAGTTTTGCTACAGCAAATGCGAACTTAACGGGATCAGTAATCTCGCCCAGTTCTTTTGCTTTCTTTGGATTCTTACCCAAAGCATACACAACTACAGCCGGATTCTGAGCGCCCTGAAGAATGATTCCCTGCTGAGTTACGTTTAGAGTTTCAAGAACAGTCTCTTCAGCGTCTTGGAAATCGGATACTTTTAATCCAGTCTTAGACTGGGTATAGCCTTCCAACTTCTTCTGCCAAGATTCCTGTTCTTCCCGCTGTTTGGCTCTCTGCTGCGCTTCAGCCTCTTCAGACTGACGCTTGCGTTCGAACCAACCAGCAAGTTCGTTCTCGAACTTATCTGAATCGTAATCGCAGTCCTCAAGTGTCGGTTTCTTCCCCGGCGTTACAGGAAATTGCTCTGGTGCCGGTGAAACTGATTTGAGTTTTTCCTCAAGTTCGCGCTTCTCGCGCTGCAACTCGCGGTAGTTCTTTCTCAGGTTACGCACCCATTCGGGCGCCTGCTTCTCTTCCTCTTCCTGGGGTGGCGATTCCCCTGCGATAGTTACTACAGTTTCATCTCCGGGATCTTCAGTTTTCTCAGGCTCCGTATTCTCTACGGCCTCTGTTACGACTTCGATTTTATCGGATACTTCTTCTGTTGTATTATCTTCTGCCGGTGTGGTGCTATTCATAAAACTAAAACCGCTCTGACGCAATAGAAATTATTGCATCTGAGGTGCCGGCTGGGTTAGCCGGTCTGCAAGCGCAAAGATTCGATCTTGGTCAGTTGTGCTGACCTTGGAAAGCGTCTCAGTCGTCTTGGCGCGGGCTTCTTCAGCCTTAGCCACTGCAAGAATGCTGTCTGCCTGCGCTTTAGAAGCCCGTGCAATGGCCTCTTCGCTCGCAGCCTGCAAGTACTGCGCCTGCGGGTCTGGCTGGGCATTCTGAGCCGCTACAGCCATTTCTTCAGCCTCTGCTTCCGTAGGCTTAAGAACTCCCATCATTAGGAGCTTCTTGCGGAAGTAGTCGCGAACGTCACTGATCCCTTCGCCTTCCATGTTAAGCATGGCCATGGCAGAGAGCACCTGAGTCATCTCAGGATCCTGAGTCATCGTCATCATGTCAGTCAGCGCCCGGACAGTAGCGAGCCGTTTGGTGGCACTGGCTGGGCCAACGGTCACGACAAC